AACGGCGCGGTCGCGTTCGACCTCGACGAACCGCACTGGCCCGCCATCTACCGAACCCACGGGATATTCACGATCCTCTCCAATGACCGCCGCCCCGTGCCATTCCCCGCGGGCATCATCGAGGAGCTGATCGCACGCACATCGCCGAGGCGCATCGTGGACGATCCAGGATCAGCGCCGTTCCCCGATCCGGCGCCAACACGACAGCACTGGCAGAACATCACCGCGCTGTCCGCCGATGCCCGCACCGCGCTGCTCCTGCGGCTGTTCGGGCGCACATGATCTCCGCCGCATCAGCCCCCCAGGTGGTTGCGGTAGAGGAACCTCCGGCGTCGCTTCTCACCCGGCGTCGGAGGAACTAACCGACTGAAATTGCTGCCATAAGGCTGTAACATTGCTGGAATATACAAAAGCCACACTAACAATCGAATACGTTCCAATCGTCGACCTGCGGCCAGCATCGCGCAACGCGCGCACCCATTCCGCAGCGCAAATCCAGCAGATCGCGCGCAGCATCGAGCAGTTCGGCTGGACCAACCCGATCCTGATCGCCGAGGACCGCAGCATCATCGCCGGGCACGGCCGGCTGGAGGCCGCCAAGCTGCGCGGCCTCGCCGATGTGCCGACCATCACGCTGACCGGCCTGTCCGCCGCACAGCGCCGCGCGCTGGTCATTGCCGACAACCAGCTGGCGCTGAACGCAGGCTGGGATGAGGAGACGCTGCGGCTGGAGCTGGGCGAGCTGGGCGCCGAGGGGTTCGATGTGTCGCTGATCGGGTTCAGCGACGACGAACTGGCGGCGATCCTGGCCGATCGCACCGAGGGCCTGACCGATCCCGACGACGCGCCAGAACTGCCTGCGGAGCCCTGCACCCAGTTGGGCGATGTGTGGCTCCTGGGGCGCCATCGCCTGGCGTGTGGCGACTGCACGACCCAGGAGGCGGTGGATGCGGCGCTCGCTGGCGTGAAGCCGCACCTGATGGTCACCGATCCGCCGTATGGGGTGAGCTACGATCCGGCGTGGCGTGATGTTGCAGCGAAATACAGCCCATCCATGGGCAATCGCAAAGACACTGCCACAGGCAGAGTGCAGAACGACAATCGCTCTGACTGGTCCGATGCATGGGCGCTGTTTCACGGGGAGATCGCTTACGTCTGGCACGGAGAACGGCAGCTTGTTGGCATCGCCGAGCAGTTAAACGCTGCAGGTTTCGATACGCGCAATCTGATCGTGTGGGCTAAAAGCCATCTCGTCATCAGCCGTGGGCATTATCACAGCCAACACGAGACTTGCTGGTATGCTGTCCGTAGCGCAGCCACAGCTCATTGGTCAGGTGATCGGAAGCAGACAACGCTTTGGCAGATTGATTTGCCGCGCAAATCCGAGACGGGCCACGGAGCCCAGAAGCCGGTCGAGTGCATGCGCCGGCCGATCGAGAACAACTCCAGCCCAGGTCAGGCGGTCTACGACCCGTTCGTCGGCTCCGGCACCACCATCATCGCCGCCGAGATGACCGGCCGCACCTGCCACGCCATCGAGCTGTCGCCCGCCTATGTCGATGTCGCCGTGCTGCGCTGGCAATCATTCACCGGACAGACCGCCACGCACGCCACCGACGGCCGCACGTTCGCCGAGGTCGCCGCCGAGCGCGTGCCGCAGCCGGTCGCCGCCTGATGGCACGCAATCCGCTGCTAGCCGATGTCGGTATTGATCAGTCTCCGCTGCTGCGTGGTGCTCCTACGCTGGCCGATGCATGGTCATACAACGTCAATGCTGCAAACGACTGGATGCAGCGCGAGCGGCAGGTCAGTCGGGATCGTGGCCTATGGACGGGTGGCAGTGTGTTCGAGGGAGGTCGTCCTACGCAGGCTGGCGTGCTCGATGCCGTGCGGCAGTTCGGCGAGAACGCCCTGCTCTCAGCCGCCGCGCCGACCGCTAGGCTGCCGTCCTGGTTCCATGGGACTGCGGGCAAGTTTGACAGGTTCAATACGCCAGAAGTGTATATGACGAATAGTGAAGCGCAGGCGATTAAATACGCGGAGGGCGCGCATAAGCCCGGCAGTCCAGGGGCCAATGATCCTCGCGTCTTGAAGCTCGACGCAAAACCTGGCGAAGCACAGAACATCGACCCCAATTTATTTGAGGCGATGGACGACGGACTTGACCTGGATGACGCGATCTTAGAGGCAGTCGGGCGGGCGAGGCAGGAAGGTAAGGTCCGTTATCTCGAATACAATCACCCGAATGCTGGCGATCAGGGGGAGCATCTTGTCCGCATCTCGCTCTATCCCGAAGCGGATGTGGCTTTTGCTGGCGACTGGCTCAATCTGGTTCGTCGTCGCTGATGGGCAAGCTATCCGGCAAGCGCGGGCCTGACGCTGGCTCGCCCAACGCGCGCAACGCAGGCGCACCGCGCAAGAAGCTCGATCTTGTGGTGATGCGACGCGCCGCCAGCATCGGCTGTAACGCCGAGGAAATCGCAGCATTGCTCGGCGTCAGCCGCGCGACGTTCTACAACCACCTGGAGCAGGACGAGGGCCTGCAGGAAGACCTCGACCAGGCGGCCGATAGCGGCAAGGCCACGTTGCGCCGGATGCAGTGGCAGCGCGCCGCCGCCGGTAGCGACACCATGCTGATCTGGCTCGGCAAGAACATGCTCGGACAGACAGATCGCCATGAACTGACAGGCAAAGATGGTGGCGCTATCTCGTATGTCATTCGCGCACCGACACCCGTGGAGAGCGCCGACGAATGGCTAAGGTTGCACGCGCCAAACAGCCAGACCGGCTCCACGCTCCTCGAAAGCCAGCCACTCCCAGACCACAACCAGCGCAAGCCGCCGACACCGACGAGAGAGTAACCGCGTGGGAGCCACAAGCCGGACCACAGGCAGCGTTCGTCAACTGTCCGGTGTTCGAGGTGTTCTTCGGCGGAGCGCGCGGTGGCGGCAAGAGCGACGCGGTGCTCGGTGAGTGGGCGATCCACTCCGATCAATACGGCAAGGACGCCATCGGCCTGATGGTGCGGCGGTCGCGCACCGAGTTGCTGGAGATATTCGAGCGAGCGCGCGTGATCTACAGCAAGATCGGCGCGACGTTCACCGTTAATCCGATGCGCGCCGTGATGCCGAACGGGGCGCGCCTGACATTCGCGTATCTGGAGCGCGATGCCGACGCCGAGGTCTACCAGGGCGCATCATACACGCGCGTATACATCGAGGAATGCGGCAACTTCCCAGCGCCGGGGCCGATCATGAAGCTCATGGCGACGCTGCGATCGGGTGCAGGCGTGCCGGTCGGGCTGCGCCTCACTGGCAACCCTGGCGGGCCTGGGCATCAGTGGGTGCGCGCCCGCTACATCGACCCGGCGCCGCTCGGCTGGCAGCGGGTGACGGACGCCGATACCGGGCTGGAGCGCGTCTACATCCCGAGCCGCGTCGGCGACAACGCCTATCTCGGTGACGACTACGTGCAGCGCATCAAGGCATCAGGCTCGCCCGAGCTGGTCCGCGCCTGGCTGCTGGGCGACTGGTCGGTAGTGTCGGGCGCGTTCTTCCCTGAGTTCAGCATGGAGCGCCATGTCATTGCACCGATGGAATTGCCGGCGCACTGGCCGCGGTTCCGCTCATTCGACTGGGGCTCGGCGCGTCCGTTCGCCTGCCTCTGGTGGGCGGTCAGCGATGGCACGGTGCCAGGCATCGTGCGTGGCTGCCTGGTGAACTATCGCGAGTGGTATGGCGGTAAAGCGGGCGAGCCGAACGTGGGCCTGCGGATGACTGCCGACGATGTGGCGCGCGGCATTCGCCAGCGCGAGGAGGGCGACCCGGCAATGACCGGCGTGGCCGATCCGGCGATCTTCACCGAGGACGGCGGACCGAGCCTGGCGCAGCGCATGATCGCGCATGGCGTCGTGTTCCGCCCGGCGGATAACAAGCGGGTGCCGGGGCGTGGCGCGATGGGTGGCTGGGATCAGGTGCGCAGCCGGCTGATCGGCGACGGTGACGGCAATCCGATGGTGGTGTTGTTCTCGACCAGCCGGGATCTGATCCGCACGTTGCCGGCGCTGCAGCACGACGCGGCACGAGCGGAGGATGTCGATACCGACAGCGAGGACCATGCGCCTGATTCAATGCGTTACGCGATGATGTCGCGGCCTTGGGTGCGCGATGTCGAGCGGCCGGTGGTCAAGGACAGCTGGGCGCGGGCATTCGAACGCGCCGGGCGCGAGGACGTGGACGACTGGAGGATCGCGTAGTGGTCGAGTTCTGCGGCATATGCCACCGGACAGACTACAGTGGGCGAGACGATGTCTGGTCCTACAAGATCCCC